ATGAATAAGATAATAGACTATTTCTTTGATAGCGAAGAACAATTGCAAGAGCACATTAAAGCATGGAAATTGATAGGAATAGTAGCAGTTGTAAGTCTTGTAGCAAGTAGTTTTATAGCATAAAAAAAGAAAGACCTGTACAAATCTTTCTATAAAACATTATATCAAATTTATAGAGAAAAATCAAATGGGGTATTGGTTAAAAAACTAGGGAAAGGAACAGACAAATGGATGGATATATTAAGTTATATAGAAAACTATTAGATAATCCTATAGTTTGTAAGGATGTTGAAACATTAGGAATATGGATATATTTACTTTTAAATGCTACTCATAAAAAAGTTGATGTATTGTTTAATTCCAAAAAGATAACACTTGAACCTGGGCAACTCATAACAGGCAGAAAAGCTATAGCAACGAAACTAAAGATTGATGAAAGCAAAGTAGAACGAACTTTGAAAATGCTAAAAAACGAACAACAAATTGAACAACAAACAAGTTCCAAAAATCGCCTGATTACAATACTAAATTGGGAGTTGTACCAGCAAAATGAACAGCAACTTGAACAACAAGTGAACAACAAACGAACAACAAATGAACAACAAGTGAACACTAACAAGAATGAAAAGAATGTAAAGAATGAAAGAAATAATATATCTATTGCGCAATTTGAAGAATTTTGGAAGGCATATCCAAAGAAACGTAGCAAAGAAAATTGTTTGAAATGGTATTTGAAAAACAAACCAACAGAAGAAGAACAAAAGCAAATACTACTAGCTATAGCATTCTTCAAAAATGATAGTCAATGGAAAGATGAACAATACATTCCTTACCCATCAACGTTCTTGAACCAAAAACGATGGGAGGATATTAAATGACAAATGATGAAGTGATGTTGTTTATTCAGCAAATTAGAAAAGATTATCCAAAGTTTGATTTATCAGCAGACGAATATCAGGTGTGGCATGACCAACTAATGAAAATCAAAAAAGAAGTAGCAGAATTAAAATACGAAGAACATAGAAAGAATGGCTACAAAACAATACCACCAAAATTAGAAATTTTTATTTACGAACCTAAGGAAGAAACCAAGAAAAGAATAATCACTGAAAAGTGCGGTTGGTGCGGAAGAATATTTTATCATGAAGCTATGAACTTACATGAAGCGAGACATAGAAGTGTAGATTACATCAAATCAAGAACTGAAATGTATTTCAACAAAGAATTCACGAAAGAAAAATACGAAGACTTAATGACTATGAAAGAAGAAGACTTTCAGCTAACTTACGATAAGTTCTTAAAGGTTTTGTTAAAAGTGGTAACAGGTACAGAAAAGATAGCAATATTAAACTCATTTTACGCAAAGGAAAATCCTGGAACGAGAATTCCGATTGACGTGTGCGAATGGTGGGCAAAGAAAAATATAGAAGAAAGATAGGAGATAAAAAATGAAAAAGGAAATTGAAACAAACAAAGAAAATTATGTTAAGGAATTGCAAAAACAAATTCAAATTAATAAAAACAGATTTTTAAAATCTTTAGAAAGTACAAGAAAAGGCATCATATTGATAAACGAGAAAGAATGCTTTGTATTTGGAAATAAGGACAACATAGAAGCATTAATTGGAATGCTAGCAATTAGATTATTTAACGATAAAGTTATGACAGAAAACGAGTTAGTAAACGCGATAAAGCACGGTATAGAATTTGCAAGTTTTGAAAAAGAAATGAAGAAAGATAAAGAATTTGAAAAGAAAATAAATGACTTATTAAACAGCATTAAAAAGTTTATGGAGGAGTAAATGGAAACAAAAGAAAATGATAAGTATGATTTTGGCGAAAAAGAAACAGAAAATATAAACGGTCAAAAAATACCAGTTGCATTTTATACAGCAAAATACAAAGAAGCAAAAAGCAAAGCTGTTGAATTATTAGAAAGCTCTAAATTCAAAGGAATACTTAAAGCAAGTGACTTTTGGATATTAGTTAACACTTATGCTAACAAAACTAAAGCAATGTACAGTGGATTAATTATAAGTCATGATGGTTGTTTAAAAGTAAATGATGTATTAGAAGAAAAATTAAAATTTAAACCTGAGTGTGTGACTATAGACAAAGATGGTTTTAACAACTCATTGGTATTTGCTTACAATTGTCCCGAACAAGGAATTTATGAAGTAGGAGAAGTAAGTAAAAGTAATTGTAAAAATGATTATCCTTACGCTATGGCTTTAAAAAGATGTATGGATAGGGTAATTTTAAAAAATAGCAAGATAGCTTATTCAGGAATATACAGCGATAGCGAAAGTGACGAATTTTTAAAAAGAACTGAAGATGAGGGAGTTAAGGAAACTGCTAAAAAGATAGAGAATAAAACTACAGAAACTGATATAAAAATTACACCAGCTCAAATAAAAGAAATTGTAAAAATTTACGCAGGCGAAAACTTAGAGAAATTATTAAAAGCTAATGGCCTTGAAAAATTACAAGATATGTCAATGATTAAAGCAAGTGAAATAATTAAGAAAGTTAACGAAAAGAGAAAGGAAAAAGAAAATGGAACTAATTAAAATTGAAAACGGAATAGGAATACTTAATGCTGAAGTATCAAAGAATATAGCCAAATTTGAAAAAGCACTAAAAGAAATAAAGGAAAAAGAAGAGGAATTAAAACAAAGCATTTTAAGTGAAATGGAAAGCAAAAATATTCTTAAGTTAGAAACAGATAGTTTAACTGTAACCTACATAGCACCAGCTGAAAGAGAAACATTCGATAGTAAAAGATTTAGAGAAGATAATCCAGATTTATATGATGAATATGTTAAATTTTCTCCGGTAAAAAGTTCTATCAGAGTTAAGGTTAAATAATGAATACGTGGGAAATAAAAGAACACACACTTGAGTACATAGATGAATTACACCAGTATTTGGTTGATGGCGTGTGTGTTCCCAGTATCACACAGATACTGAAAGTTAAATTCGGGAATAAATACAATGGCATATCAAAAGAAGTATTAGATAACGCAGCCAAAAAAGGAACTGAAGTTCACGAAAGTATTGAGAACTTTGAGAAGTTAGGAATTGATATTAATATTCCAGAATTGAAGAATTACAAATTCTTAAAAAAACATTACAATTTTGAATGCTTAGACAACGAAGTACCGATTATATTATTTCAAAATGAAGAACCAATAGCAGCTGGCAGATTAGACCTAGTACTAAAACTTGAAAATGGAGATACTGCACTTGGCGACATTAAAAGAACATCAGTGCTTGATAAAGAATATTTAGCATATCAACTTAACTTATACAGAATTGGTTATCAGCAATGCTACGGTATTGAAATCAAAGCACTTAAAGGACTTCATTTAAGAGAAAATGTAAGAAAGTATGTAGATTTACCAATAAATGAACAAATTGCTTTAGAACTCGTTAAAAAGTATATGGAGGGAGAATGAAAGGACTATTCAAGAAGAACAAGTTACTAATTGAAGTATCTAATCTAGACCAAGACAAAGTGTACGATGTTAAGATAGAGCCATTTAGTGAAAAGAGAACTAAAAGTATGAATTCTTATTACTGGGTTCTAGTAACTGAATTAGCAAGCAAGTTAAATACAAGTAAAGATGAACTTCATACTGAGCTAATTAAAAGATATGCACCACGCGATTATCTGAGTATGTTATCTCAAGTTAACATCAATGATTACTTTTCATATTACGACTTGCAAACTACATATAAAAATGGCGGTAATACATTTAAAAGTTACTTGGTGTATAAAAGGTCTAGTGATATGAATAAGAGTGAATTTAGGGGATTATTGGATGGACTAATTAGTGAGTGTCACGAGTGTGGAATTAGTACTATGACACCACAAGAAATAGAATTATTAAAATATTTGGAAGGTAGGTAAAAAATGTTATATGAGTTGTGTGATATGGGGGAATGGAAAACAAAAGATGTTCTGTTAAAAGAACTTAAAGAAAACGGCATTGAAATGAACGAAAGAACATTTAGACACGCCGTTAAAGCAAATAACGCACTTTATTATGAAGATAAAGCAAGTAAGTTTATAGCTCATTCAAGCAAAGGTTACATAGCAACAACAAACGAAGAGATACTTATAAGATGTGCTAAAGACTTTAGAAAACGTGCTATAGACCAGCTTGTAGAAACTTCAAGAATATATAAAAAATTAAAATTGAAAGGAAATTTAAAACTAGTAATTACAGAAGAAAATATGCTAGTTGTGGAAGAATAGGAGAAAGATTATGAATAGTGTAAACTTAATAGGAAGAATAACAAAGGATATTGAATTAAAAACCACAGAAAGTGGTATGACAGCTACAGCAATATTTATTGCTATAAATAATGGAAAAAACGAAAATGGAGAAGAAAGACTAGCAGACTTTCCAAAAATCTGCATTTATGAGAAACAAGCAGAGAATCTAGCTAAGTATTGCAAGAAAGGAAGTTTAGTAGCTGTAACTGGTCGACTAAAAACAAGAAATTATGAAAAAGAAGATGGAACTAAGATTTATGAAACTTATGTAATAGCTAGTAAAGTACAATTCTTAGATACAAAGTCAAGTGAAGGTTCAAAAATACCCGAAGCAGATTATACAGTGCGTACTGAAACACCATCATACACACCAGTTGAAGAAAAGCAAGAAGAACCAGCATCAGACCCATTCGCGGAATTTGGAGAGCAAGTTTCACTTAGTGATGATGATTTACCCTTCTAGGAGTTAGTATGGAAACAAAGGATTTAGAGAGTTATTATCCAGGTTACGATGAGTATCTGGAACTAAAGGAAGAAGAAAATACAGAAGAAGATGCAGATAACTATGTAGATGAAATGAGGTTGAGAGAAAGTGAAAATTAAAATATTTTATAAAAAAGATTATGAATACATGAAAGAACAAAATACGAAATTAAATGGAAAGATTAGAGAGTTAGAAAGCGAACTTAAAAAAGCTTACAATGCAATTGAAGATTTAACTCAAGTAGAAATGGATTATACAAAGCAAATAGAAAAGCTAACATTTGATTTTGAAAAAAGTACTGAACTAGTGGATGAATTAAGAAATAAATTATATAAAACTGAAAAACTCTTAAAAGAAGTTAGAGGTGCTAAAGGAGGATTAACTAAAAGACTAAATGAACTTAATACTGAACTTCAAGTCAAAGATAAAGAGATAGAGGAACTAAAACAAAAGCTAGCAGAAAGTATGACAGACAAATACGCTGTTAAAAAGATTAACGCAGGTAGAAGACCTAACACTTTGAAAAGGTCTTCTGCTAGACCTGTAAAAGGCTCTGTACAAAAGTATCAACAAAAATTAGAAAGGATGGAAGTATGAAAGATTTAATTGAATTTTATGATGAAGAAAAAAATAGAATACAAAAGGAAATAGACGATTTATGGGAAGTTGGTAAGAAAAGTCCTAAAAGAGTAAGTAGACTGGTTGAACTAGAATATATACTTGACGGATTAGAAGCATACAAAAGAATAAAAAAATTACAAGAAGAAAACAGGGCATTAAGAAAGTTACTTGAAGATCACGGAATAGAGGTTGAAGAATGAAATTAAATGAATTTATATTTGATGAAATGCCAGATATGAAAACTTTGATAAATACATTAAAAAGAGTTTGGAAAATACAAGAAGAAGATATAAATATTCAAATTAAAATAGAAGATAGCAAATATATTATTAAAGTTGAAGTAAAAGAAGATATAGTAGATGGGATACCATTTTGAGGAGGATAGATATGTTAAAGATTAAAGATAATGTAGATTTAAAAGAATTAGAAAAGTATGGATTTAAAAGAAAATATTATAATGGCACAAAAAATTTGGTTTTGGAATATGAATTAAAAGACCATCCACACAAATATCAAGACATTATATTTGATATTCCTACAAGAAAATTAGAATTTTGTAATTGGGGTAGTGATGTTATGTTTGACTTAATAAAAGCCGATTTAGTTGTAAAGGTGGAGGAATAATGAAACAAAAAATAAATAATAATAGTGGTATTGATAATGCAAAGTTTAAATTTTCTTACTTAGGAAAATATATTGAAACTAATTTAGGAAATAAAGGAATTGTTGTTAAAGAATATTTGAATTATCCTGAACCTTGTGAATGGGTATTAGATAATGGATATATTTTAAATGAAGTAATGATGCATGAAAATAATGAAGTAATAAAAAAGATATTGAATGAGGTGTCAGAATGAATAGTCAAGATTTAAAAGATTTAATTGATTATGTAATGGAACATAATTCTTGGAAACAATATTCTGCAATGGAAAATAGGAAAATGCCTAAATATTTAGATTTAAAATTATGGTTTACTTTAGATACTAGAGATGGAATTATATTTTATTTAAAAACTAGGCAAAGTGGAAAAGATAAGTCTTTTAGAATTGAAACCAAAGAAGATTTAAAAAAAATTTATAAGTGGTTAGATAAAAGAGATATTGATTAGGGGTGTCGGAATGAGTATATATGAAACAAGTATAACTAATCCTAAAAAGCAATTAGAATTTTATAAAGATTTATCAGAACAATTACAACAAGAAAGCCAACAACTAAAAGAACAATTATTAGTAGCCCAAACAAATGAAGAAACATTTAGACTAGAAATGGAAGATATAACACTAATACTAGGGCTAGATGAAGATACAATATTTGATGATGTTAAAGTATACGCAAGAAATTTAAAAGATAATTGGAATAAGTTAAAAGAATATATTATGAACGATATAAATAATAGAAATGGTAGTAAAGTTGTTGAATTTGAAGATGGTAGAAAAGTAAGTGAAACAATATCTCCAAATTATATATTAATGGAAAATAAGTCAAGAACAATGAGAGAAGTATTAGATACAATGCAAGAAATAGAAAGGAGAAATATTAATGACTGCAGATGAAATAAAAGATATTTTAGAAGAATTACATTTAGTAAAACCAGAAGTATTAGCTCCAAAAGCAAGAAAACTATTTGAAGCAATAATGATTATAGCAGATGAAAAAGATAAATATAAAAAAATAATTGAAAAAGCAAATAAAACTATAGATGAAATGATAAATGTAGGATATTCATCCGGTGTTTCTTATTATTGTAGAACAGGTAAAGAAAGTGAATTCGGCATAAGAGCAAAGATAATACAAAATATATTAGAAGGAGAGTTAGAATGAATGTTAAAGAAGAGATTTTCTTAGATGAATTAAAAGCCTTTGATATTGAAATTGAAGAGATTAAGCCTGAAAAAGATTTATTTAATGGAATACAAAAAGCAATATGTGAGCTGAAAAATGAATATTTAACTAAAAGATTAGAAGTTGTGTTAAATGAGAATTTAATAGAAGTAAAAGATAAAATAACAAATTTTAGAACAATACTAGGCTGTAGAGTTTCTTATGACGACTTACCTAAGGATTTATCATTTATTGTAAGGCAAACTGCTGAACCTACCTATGAATATTTACAACAAGAAAATGCAGAATTAAAGTCACAACTTAAAGGAACTACACATTGCTACGATGAAGAAGAACATCGTAAACTAGAAAATAACTGGAACGAATTAAAGAGATGGTTATATGAAGACCATTACTTATATGCGCCTGAAATTGCTAGAAATTCAATATATCAAAAAGTTTTAGAAAAGGTATATGAAATAGAAAAGGAGAGTAATAGTAATGAAATATAAACTAAAAGATGGAGTAAGTTTTAATTTAATTAATAAAAAATCAATAATAAAATTTGATTTTGATTTATCAGATTATTACAACAAAGAAACAAGAATATTTGAATTTCCTAAAGGATATGTAGCATTTAGTTTAATGAGTGATGTTTTTAATACTTTCTTGTTTCCATTAGATTTAGTAGAGAAAATAGGAGAATAGATATGAAAATAACAATATATGAATTAATAGGAGTGTGATATATGTGTACAGGCTAAACTATGATAGGTCGTTGATAGAACTATTGAATAGGGGGTTTAGGTTTACACAAAACACAATAGAGTATGTAGAAGGTAACGTAGTCTATTTAGAATTTGGTTTCAAGAATGATGAACATAAGTTTCGTTTGTTGAAGTCAAAAAGTGAAGATGAAGAGTTTTTAAGAAAAAGAAAAGAGATAATAAAAAGATTAATAAAAGAGTGCATTATTTTACACGTTAGAGATAGGTGGTGGCTTAAATGATTGAAGAATTAAGTATTGTTGAAGTATGGAATAGATTAAATAAAATAGATAATCAAATTGATTACATTCAAACAGAAATAGCTAATAATTACAATATATCTGCAAGCAAACTTAAAGAAGTATTAGTTAGTTGTAGCAGTAATGCTAATTCTAATATGATTAATTCAATAATTAGAACTGATAAGTTGTTCACGCAATTAAGAAAGTTGTATGTAGACAGAAACAATTGTGAAAACTACATCTATAAAGAAATAGATAGAATGAAACTATCAGAACCAGCACTTACAATTGCTTTTATGAAAGATTACAAGAGAATGACTTGGAATCAGATAGCAAAAGAAATGGATTATTCAGTTGCACAAGTTAGAAGATATTACGATGAATACAAGGGGAAAACACCGAAAAATAACAATTTCGTTAAAGATGAGCAGAAATGAGCAGTTTGGGTGTGGTATAATGTGTATAATGAGTACGATTAGAAATGAATACTCATTTATTACATCAAAATCCCTAGTGGCTACAATTAGTAGCCTAGAGAGATATATCTTTACCATTGTCCTTTAGGAATCTCCGATGTATCTTTCTAGGGTGCTTATTGCACTAAATCTATGCTGAGACGGGGGTAATTGCCCGACAAAAGTGTATAGTATCAGCTATGATGGATAGCGGTTTAACGTTTCAGCCTTAAAAACGGAACTTCTATTATTCTTGGATGTGGTATGGCTAATGTACTAAAAGAATAAAACCGAACAACGGGGGAGAGTTGTAATTAGCAGTGTTACTTATTGGGATTAATTAACCAAAACAATAGGTAGCATAGAGTGAATATGAATAAATCGACTTTGTGAGTTTAAAAATGGTTTATAGTGCACTTGTATTTGCTCTATGGTATCTATTGTGGATACTAGATGTTCTAGTTTTATTGAAGGCAACCTTAACTGGTTGTTTTTTAATTCCGGAAAAATCCGAATAAAAAAATCGCGGAATGGTGTAATGTTAGCATATTGGTTTCAGAAGCCAAAGGTAAAAGTTCAATTCTTTTTTCCGCAACCAAAATTGAAAGGAGTGTGTTTATATGATAGAAGTTAAAGTAATTATTCCTAACTTTAGAGACAAAGAAAATAAAGAACTAGGTTTACTCCAACCAGGTTACAAATATTCTATTACAAAGGAAAGAGCAGAATATTTAGTTAAAAAAGGTTGTGTAGAAATAATTAATAAACCGAAGGAACATAAAAAAGAAGGTGCTTAATATGAATTTAGATAAGTGTATAAGAATATTATTAACAAAATTATCTGAGAAGTATAAAGTCACTTTAGTTGAAATAATTGTTGCTAAGGAAGGAAAAATTAGTAAAAACTATTCTGTTTCTTTTGAAGAAAACAACGAAAACGAATTATATAGACATACAGAAAGATTTAAAAACAAAAGAGAACTTGTAAGTTGGTTGATATGTCAAAAATAAGAAAGAAGTTAACAGACAAGAAAAAGAAACTAATAGTTGCCGATTATATTGACTGTGGGAATTATTCTGAAGTTGCTAGAAAACACGGAGTTAGTGATACTACTGTTAGAAAGCTAGTGAATACAGATAGCAAGAGTTTGAAAAAAATTGAGCAAAAAAAAGAAGAGAATACCAAAGATGTCTTAGAATACATGGATAGTCTTAACGAAAAGAAGAAAAGTATTATTAACAAATTACTCCTTGCTATTGAAGACAAAGCAGATAAATTGGATTCATTCACTAATATTAAAGATGTAGCTAGTGCTTACGGAATAATAATAGACAAGGAAATCAAATTAAGAGAAATAAAAACACACGAAAAAAATAATGAAGATGGAGTTGTGATAGTAGATGACTTACCAAAAGACTGTAGTAAAACTGAGTGATTTGATAATTTCTAAATACTACCAGAATTTCAATGACATATTACACACACATCAAATATATACAAGCGGACGTGCTGGAACGAAATCAAGTCGTGGAGCATTAAGAGCGGTTAAAAGGATTATCACTTCCAAACCTGGCTCAGTCGTTATAATGCGTAAGTTTCATAACAAGTTAAAAAAGACTGTGTTTAACGAATGCAAAAGAGCCATTACAAGATTAAAAGTGCCAAAAAACAAATTTAAAATAACTGTTAGTCCGATGCAAATTACATATTTACCTACTGGAAATACAATTTATTTTACTGGTAATGATAGTATAGACGACACTAAAGGTATGATAGATGAAAGCAGACCAATTGTATTGGTTGAAATAGATGAGGTAACTGAGTTCTTTAGTAAAGGCGAAGGAGAAGACGAACTTCAAAATATAGAAGCGACTTTTATTCGTGGAAACGATGATGAGTTTGTTATGGAGTATTATTTTAACCCACCAAAAAATCCAAAGGCACCTGTTATGGAATGGCTTAACAAAATGGCGTTAAGAAAAGACTGTATTCATGTTCATACTGATTATAGAGATGTTCCAGAAGAATGGATAGGTAAGAAATTAATTCAAACCGCTGAAATATTAAAAGAATTAGACCCTAAAATGTATAAATGGCTTTGGCTTGGTTTATGTACAGGCATAGATGAACTGATTTATTATATGTTTAATGAAGAAAGTCATGTTTGTGAGTGTACAAAAGAAAATTATCAACATATGAAAGAAATAAACATTGGTATTGACTATGGACAAATGAATGCTACAACATATCAAGCGTTTGGAATTGACTGTGTAGATAAGTGCGTAAGAGGTATAGATGAATACTATTATTCGGGTAGAGAAACCGGAAAACAAAAATCTCCTAGCGATTATGCTTTAGACTTTAAAAATTTTAAAGAGAGTCTAGAAAAAGAAACGGGTTTAAATGTCTTATTTGTATTTATAGACCCTTCCGCAAAAGGACTTGCAGAAGAAATTAAGAAAGTATGTCCGGATGTAATTGTAAGAGATGCGAAAAATGATGTTGCTTTAGGAATATCTAGAGTTCAAAAAATGTTTTCTTATAGAAAATTATTTGTATCTCCTAAGCAAAAACATTTAATAGAAGAAGAATACAAATACGAATATGATAAAGACCAACTAGATAAAGGTAATGAAGTACCTATAAAACAAAATGACCATTGTATGGATGCAAAAAGATATTTAATTATGGGAATATGGAAGTTTATAAGAGCATTATTGCCGACAATAGGAGTTGATGAAAAAGATGATTAGTGATTTAATTAACAAAATAAGAGGATGGTGGAATAAAATGTTTGATTACAAGAAAATAATAAATGACTTTGGTTTGGATACTCAAACATCGCAAGAAATGTTGGATGCTATTCAAAAATGGGCTGCTATTTTTAACGGAAGTGAACCGTGGATAGATGATACAACCATTTCACTGCATGTAGCCAAAACTATGTGTGAAAAAGTTGCAAAGGCTGTGACTATTGAATATAAAAGTGTATGTTCTGAACCATATATAAATGAAGTGTATCAAAAGTTTTTAAGAAGAAAAAGAGTAAATACAGAATACATGATAGGTAAATCAAGTATTTTCTTTAAGCCTAGTTATAATAATGGTAAAATGGATGTTAGCGTAATTCAAGCAGATAAGTTTATTCCAGTAAAATTCGACGATAGCGGCAATTTACTAGCATGTATAGTTATGGACCAATTTACAAACGGAAATGATGTTTATACAAGACTTGAATATCAAGAGGCAAAAGAAAATATATTGATTATTAAAAATATAGTTTACAAAGGAAGAAAAGGCGGAGTTATTTTTGAAAGAAAAATTGATATAAAAGATGTTGATAAATGGAAAGATATTGAAGAAGTTTCAAGTATAGAAGGTGTAGACAAAATACTAGGCGGTTTTGCTAGCATGAAGAATGCTAACACAATAGATAATTCTTTTCCAGGTGGAGTTCCACTTTGGTATCCAGCGATTAAAACATTAGAGGAGATAGATAAACAATTTTCAAGAACACTTTGGGAATTTGAAGGTACAGAACTTGCAATAGATTCTGATATTAGTTTATTAGAGGGAGTGGAAAATAAAAATTACAAATTGCCTGCTAGAAAGAAAAGATTATTTAGAAAATTGAATTTTGATGAGTCAAAGGATAAAACATACAATATATTTAGTCCTGAAATTAGAGATACATCATTGTTCAACGGATTAAATGAACTATTAAGGCAAGCAGAGAGTCAATGTGGACTAGCATTTGGTGTTTTATCTAAAATGGAAACCATAGCAAAAACTGCAACAGAAATAAAATCTGCTAAACAGGATTATTATGTCACTGTTGCTGATATACAAGATTCAATGCAACAAGCTTTTGATGATTTAATTTATAGTATTTATGTGTTATGTAAATTATATGGAATAAAAGTCAAAAATGATTACATTGTTGAGCATGATTGGGATGATAGTATTTTAGTTGATAAAGAAAGTGCTAGAAATCAAGCATTGCTTGAAAGAAACGCTGATATAACAAGTGATGTTCAATATATTATGGATACAAAGAATATGAAAGAGTCTGAGGCAATTAAGTTCGTTGAAAGACAAAAGGAATACAGAAAAATAACAGAAGATAAATTAGAAAAAGAGCCTGAGGAAGAATAATGAATAAATTAGAGTTTGAAAAACTAATAAAGCCACTCATTGAAATATATGATGAGATAGAATTAGAATTGATAAATCAGGTGTTAGAAAAACTAAAAAGTTATCAACATGTTCAAGGGTCACTAGAGTGGTATATTGATAAGTTAAATGAACTTAAAACCTTTGAAAAAAATAATCTGAAAATTATGAAAAGTAATAAAAGGCAAATAGAAAAGGTTCTTAAAGAAATATTAACTAATTCCGGTACTAGAATAAATAATTTAGATAGTTTAAAATCGTATTATGAAAAAGGTATAATTAGTATGGACCCTACAAAATTGTATAAAAGTAATGCTATTAACAATTTAATATCCGAAGCATATAAAGAATGCAAAGATATTACAGAATTAATAAATACTAAAGCTATTGAGGGATTAAATGCAACTTATAGAGGAATAATTAATAAGGCATATTTAGAAACTGCCAGTGGTGTATATACTTATACCGAAAGCATTAGAAGAAGCTTGAAAGATTTTGCTAAAGAGGGTATTAAAACAGCAAATTATGAAAGTGGTAGAAGTTATTCTATAGAAAGCGCGATAAGAAGAGATGTGGTAACAAGAGTTAATAAATTGGTTGGAGACTGTGAAATACAGCATGCTAAAGATTTAAATACAAACTTGGTTTATGTTGACCAACACTTAGGTGCAAGAACGAGAACTAAATATACTAAAGAAGATTATGAGGTACACGTTGAGTGGCAAGGCAAAAAGTACATGATAGTTGGTTCTAACGATAAATATGATAATCTATATGAAAAAACCGGTTATGGAAAAATGTTGGGACTTAAAGGCATAAATTGTTATCATAATATGAGACCAACATGGGAATGGGAAAAGATAGAAGAGAGAATAGATGAAAAAGAAAATGCAAAAAAATATGAACAGTTACAAGAACAAAGAAATCAAGAAAGAAATATAAGAGCATTAAAAAGAAAAATGTTGGTGGTAAAAGACGAAGAAGATTTAACAGAATATAAAAAAGTAAAAGAAAAATTAGAAATTACTAATAGTAATTATAGTCAGTGGTTAGAAAATAATAATTTAACAAGAGATTATAGTAGAGAGTATGTAGATAGTAGAAATACTATACAAAAAGAAAATTATATTAATATAACTGATGAATGGCTAGAAAATGCACAACCAAATAGTCATGTAGTAAAAGATAGAGAATATTTTGTACATGAAAATCAAAAATATGAAGTTGATAATAAAAATGTTGTACTAGATTATTCTAATAAAGAAAAAGAAGTTGCAGAATGGTTAGAAGATACATTTGGTGGAGAAGTATATATGTTGCCTAGAATAAATAGTCCGAAAAGTATTAAAACAGCGGACTACTTGTTTAAAAATGAATATTGGGATTTAAAAGAAATTACAGGTTCAGGGAAAAATACTCTGGACTCTGCAATTAAGAAAAAGAAAGGACAGTCAAATAATTTCATTTTTGATATAAACGATAGCGAAATAACAATTGAATCTGTTAGTAAACAAATAGAAAGGATTTATAAAAATAAAGAAAGAAGATGGGTTGATAAAATAATGGTAAAACAAAATAAGGATGTAGTTGTAATAAATAAAAGAAAATAAAAAAAGAGATTAACCATCAGTCCCAAATATGGACCAAGATTAATCTCAAATGTAATTACACTTACATTTTACTATATTTTATGTAAAAAGTCAAATTTTTATACAATATAAGTGCTAAATAAAGCACTTTTTTAATGCCTTGAAAGAAAATAGTAGGTGCAATTCCTACAAAGGCACCAAGTTGATAGAAATATCGGCTTTTTTCGTGTGACATAGCAACGATAGGACTAGTAAATATTTTAATTCACACGTGGACGTGACCACGTAAAAAATACGAAGGAGGAAAAATATATGAAACGTGAATTTTTAGAAGGTCTAAAACTTGAAAAGGAGACTATTGACACAATTATGGCTGAGTATGGAAAAAGTACTCAAGTACTTAGAGAGGAGAAAGACAATTTAAAAGCACAACTTGATGATGCTAACAATGAAATAAAATCTTACAAAGATATGGACATTGAAAGCATCAAAAAATCAGCATCAGAATGGGAAACTAAATACAATGATTTAATTAAAGAACAAAATGATGCTAAAGAAAGAAGTATTAGAGAAGAAAGAACTAATGCTTTTTTTAATGACATTAAATTTGCAAGTGAAAGCGCTAAAGCTGGAGTAATAGCGCAATTTAATGCTAAAGACTTTAAGTATGATGAAGAGTCAAAGAAATTCTTAGGTGCTTCTGAATGGCTTAAAGATTTACAAGAAAAGGATAGTGGGGCATTCCTTAGTGATGTTGCAAATCCAAAATTTACAACTACACCACAAGCTCCAAAAGAAGATAGTACAACAGACCAATTACGTGAAGCAATGGGTCTAAGTACAGATAAAAAATAATCAAAAGAGGAGGAAAATAATATGAACAATATTACATTGTCAAAAAACTATGTACCTGTGCTAGATGAGGTATATAAAAATGCGGAAACATCTAGTATTTTAAATAGTCCTGAAAAAGATATAAAAATGGGACAAAAAGCTGGAGAATTTTTAATTGCTAAATATTCTATGGATGGTTTAAAAGATTATTCAAGAAATAGTGGTTATAAGAAAGGAAACGTAAAATTAGAGTGGGAAACTCATAAAGCTAATTATGACCGTGGTACAAAATTTGAAGTTGATACTATGGATAATGAAGAAAGTGCAGAACTTGCTTTTGGTAAATTAGCTGGAGAATTTGCTAGAACACAGTCAGCACCAGAACAAGATGCATTTACTTATGCAACACTTGCTGGAAAAGAAGGGGTTTCTATTACTAATGAAACTTTAACAAGTGGTGATGATATTTTAAGTGCAATTCAAAGAGAACAAAGTGCTATGGATGAAGAAGAAGTTAATGGAGTATCAAGATACTTATTTATCACATCTACATTACTTAGAAAAGCACAAAATGTTGAAAAATATAAATCAACAGGTGTTTTAGATGAATTTGCTGGTATTGTTAAAGTACCACAAAAGAGATTCTATACTGCTATCAATCTATTAAGTGGAGATGAAGGAAAAGAGTCGATTGGTGGTTATGAAAAAGCGAGTGCTGAATATGAAAAGACTAAAGATGCAAGTTATGTAAGTGGTAAAACATATTACACTAAAAGTGGAGACACTTACACTAAATTCACTGGTAATACTTTAGCATCTGGAACTGATTATTATGAGTTAGTTGCTGAGGAAGGAAAAGATATCAACTTCATGATAGTTGAAAAATCTGCTATATTAAAATGGCCAAAACATACAGCATCTGATATTATTGTTCCACAAAATAACACTGACAGTGATGCTTATATTCAAAAACACAGAGTATATGGTATAGTTGATATTTATGAAAACAAAGTGGCTGGTGTTCGTGTATCTGCTAAGCCACTTGCTTAGTTTTCTAAGAAAGGAGAAAAAATATGGCTACAAGAGTTGGAACTGGTATTATTTCTAAAAATAGTAGTGCAGAATTAGAATTATTAAGACAAGAAGTAAGTACTTTACGTACTGAAAATGAAATTTTAAGAACTGAAAAAAGTGATTTAGAAAAATTACCAGAAGAATTGAGTAATCAAGTTAAGGAATTAACAATTCAAGTTGAAACTTTAACTGCTGAGAAAGTAGAACTTGAAAATCAAGTTAAGGAATTACTAGAAACAAAAGAAAAGAAAAATAAAAAAGATTCTGAATAGGAGGTGTAAGGTATGCTAACTAAAATAGTAGATTATAACTATTATTCTAAAAATTATGGAGGTTCTAGCATACCTGAATCTTCATTTCAAAAATATTCAATAAAAGCGAGTTCTAAAGTTAACTTCTTTACTTTTAATAGAATAAGTAGTGATAATTTAACAGATATAATAAAGAATACTGTATGTGAAATTGCGGAAGTTATTTATAGTCAAGATATGAAAATTGATAAGGTAGAAAATGATTCTCAGAAAGAAGTTGTTAGTGAAACTGTGGGACCCCATTCAAAGACTTTTTCAAGTAAGAGCAGTCTATTAGCTCAAAGAATTTTATCTTCAACTAAACTAGATTATAAATGTTATGAAATATGTTATCAAAACATTGCTGATACTGGCTTAATGTTTAGAGGGCAAGATGTTTAATGATACTATAACTATTTATAATTTGGTTGAAGAAAAGATGTATAGAAAAGTAGTTAATAATGTGTTTGTAAACAATAAGACAATAATATCGCAAGAGGGTAAGGGAGAAAAATTCACTTCAGCTCATGATGTTATATTTTCTGACATAGCAATTAGAGACTATTTGGAATATGGAGACTATAAAAAGCTTGGTAATAAAGAAAACAATTTCACTTTAAAAGTTAATGATGTGGTAGTAATAGGAGAATTTAAAGAAGTAGAAAACTTATCAGAAATACAAAAGTCAGATAAAGATTATTTTCTAATTAAAACCATTTCTAAAAATCTATATGGTGCTGCTGACTTACAAAATATTGAAATAACTGATTAAATGAATTTTAAAGCTCATTTAAATATTTCAAGCGAAGAATTAAAAAAGTCAGTTGGATTAGACCGCGGCGGTAAAGTTCAAAAATACATAGATGAATTTGTGCTTTATCGTAGTGAACCTTATTTACCTGGAAAACATATTCACAATTCAGGTGTTGTTAATACAAAACTTGGAAGTGGACAAGTAGTTTGGAATACACCTGATGCCAATTATCTTTATGAAGGAAAATTAATGGTTGATCCAATAACTTTAAAAGGTGCCTTTTTTGCTCCAAATTATGGTTTTTGGAGTAGACCTAACACAAAGAAGATAATGGACCCCAAAGGTCGTGATTTAGAGTTCCACGGTGGTGGTTTAAGGGGTGCTAAATGGTTTGATAGAATGATAGATGTGGAAATGGAACAACTATTAAACAATATCACTAAAATTATAGGAGGAAACAATGGAAGATAAGAAAGCTATTATTGAGTGCATAAAAGACTATATTAAAAAGTGTCCTTATTTGGATGAATTAGCAAAAATCAAAGTGGACTACTTAAATGTTGATTCTAAGGAAAGTGAGTGTTGGTCTTTAGAACAACTAGAAATTCCTAATATTTTAGGAACTAATGTGTTAAAGACAAAAACATTTAGACAGTGTCAATTTATAATTGCAAGTCGTGTTTTCTTTAACATAATTGATGATACTCAAAATATAAATAATTTATTAACATTTGAAAAAATAGCGGACTGGTTGTATATGAACAATGCAAAACGATTATTACCAACTTTAAATAACGGAGAAACGCCAACTTCGATTGAGGTAATGAGTGGAGGCTGTTTATATGGAACTAATAAAGATAATACAGTTGCTAGGTATCAAATGACATGTAAATTGCTGTATGAAAAAAAGGAGGAAAGTATATGGCAGAGTTAAGCTTATTGACAGGAACTAATAAATTTAATCGTGAGGACCATGTAACAATGTTTAATTCAAACATTACAGCGTGTGACGAAAATGGAATTGTTTATGGAACTACACCAGCATGGGTTCCTTTTGGAGAGGACAACGATGAATTAACAAGAGAAATAAACAATGAAATAGAAGCAAAGAAAAATGTTTTAGGTAAAACCAATATTGACCATACAAGTGGTGCTCAAACTACAGAAATAGACCCAATTGCAATAAGAGGTAATGATGTTTTATCAAAGATATTATATTTAATGTTTAAGTATAACTTAGTTGGAGATAAAGCAAAATTACAATGTATGGAAGTCACTTTAGCAGATAAACAGACTGATGGCTCTTATGGAGCATTTACTGAAAGTGCAATAGTTGACTTAAAGTCTTGGGGTGGAGATACTACTAAATTAAATGGTCCTATTACTTTAAACTGGGAAGGTAACAAAGTACATGGAACATTTAATGCAACTACAAAGACATTTACTGCTACAACTACTGAATAACATGAGGGCGTAATGCCCTCCTTATTTTTAAATTTTATTGGAGGAGATTAGATATGGGAATAGTAATTAAAAATAACTTCATTACAGAAGACATTATAGATGAAAATGGTAATAAATTAGGAGAATTAAAGTTTAATCCTAGTGATAGTAGAATTATGGGAAAGCTTTCAAGTGCTATAAGAAAAAGCACTTTAGCATTGAACAAACTAAAAGATAAAAAAATACCAAATTTATCAAATGCAGAATTTACTTCTATTGAAGATTTTGAAAAACACGAAGAAGATATTAAGATAGTTTGTGATGCTATGGAATTAGAAGAACAAACTTACAAAGAAATATTTAATGATTTGAGCGAAGTTTTTGGTAAAGAAACAATAGAAATATTTACTGGTGGAACTTTAGATATTGAAACATTAAAGCCATTATTAGAATTTGTTATGCCTTATGTAACTGAAGATAGAACAAAAAAAGTAAATAAGTACATTTCTAAAAATAAGGAAGAAATAGAAGTGCTATAATGAATATCTTAACAGATTCTTTACCTAAAAAAATCAGGCTTAAAGATAAATTATACGATATCAACTATGATTATAAAACTATTATAAATATACTAATTGCTTTTGAGGATGATGAGCTTACAAAAGAAGAGAAGGCATACATAATGATTAAAAATCTTTATGTTGACAACATTCCGGAAGAACATCTAGAAATTGCTATTGAAAAAGCTATTAGATTTATTGACTGTGATGGAACATTTAGTAACGAAGCATCTTCACAAAGAATTTATTCATTTAAAAAAGATGCAAATTATATTTATAGTGGAATAAATGCAACTCATAAAATAGATATTGAAGAGAAACCAAATTTGCATTGGTGGAAATTTATGAGTTTATTTATGGATATGAAATCAGAGTGCATGTTTGGAGAAATTACTTATTATAGAACTAGGCTGAATGAAGGCAAATTGACTAAAGAAGAAAAGGCTCAATATAAAAAAATAAAATCTTTGATAGATCTAGAGGATAAAACAATACATAAAAAATCAGAAGCAAGAAAAGAATTTTTTATGGAATTTAATAAAAATTAAAAATGAGGAGGTGTTACATGTCTGTCAATACAAAAAGGTGCAATAGTAATAGATACAAGATTAAAGTATGATAAAATAAGCAAAGATTTTAGTTCTTTGGAAAAAGATACTGAGAAATTGATAGATAAATATAATAAAAGTGTTGATTCATTAAGAAGTCAAGAGTTAGCCATACAAAAAGTAAAAGACAAGATGGAAGAATTACAATTTTTAGCAGATAATGGCGTAATAAAGGATAACGAAGCGCAAAGGTTACAATATTTAGGCTCACAACTAGATGTTATGGAAAGTAAATTTGAAGAAAGCAAAAATGGTGCAAACAATTTAAAAAATGCTATCAATGAAAGTCTTGAAACAAAAAATATACAAAAATTTGGTGTAGGAATAGATAATATAGGTACAAAAATAGACAGTTTTAAAAAGAGAATGACTAGATTAATAGGTACTGCTATGGTGTTTAGTTTTCTGAGAAATCAACTTACAAATTTAAGAAATGGTTTCTTAAATCTTTTAAAAACAAATGATAATTATGCAAATAGTTTAAATTCAATTAAAGCAAATTTAATGACAGCATTTGCGCCAATTTATAATGCATGTCTACCAGCCATAAATTCATTAATGAATGCTTTATCTAAATTAACTGGAACTATCGCTATTTTTATTTCAGGATTATTTGGTAAAAGCATAGATGATACTAGAAAAGAAGCAAAGAAACTTTCAAAAGAACTAAATAGCGTTGGTAAAAGTGGAAAAGAGGCAAGCGGTTCATTAGCAAGTTTTGATAAATTAGAAGTAATATCAAATTCAAGTGGAAGTGGTAGTGGCTCAAGCGTAAACTATGATGGAGAAATACAATACAGTGCCAAGTTGTTAGAATTATTAAATAACATTAAAAATTTTATAGTTGAAAACAAGGAAGAAATAATTGCTTTCTTTTTAGGGATAGTAACATTTTTAGCGTTGATAAAGTTTTCTGAAATAATAGGTGCATTATCTCAATTATCAAGTGTATTAAAACCACTGTTTGCATTTATTAGCACAAACGCTGTAACAATTGCAGGGATTATGTTGATAGTTGGTGGACTTGTTATTTTGATACAAGGAATAATTGATTATTTAAAAGAACCAACGTGGGAAAATTTTGGCCAAATACTTTTAGGAATTGGAATTATAGCTACTGGTGTATTCTTAATATTCGGAGGTTTTCCAGCAATAATTACTGCTATTATAGGGTTAATAGTTGCTTTAGGTTTAGCTATATATAAAAATTGGGATAAAATTAAAGAAACCTTAGGCAAAGTAGGTAGTTGGATTTACGAACATATAATAAAACCAGTAACAGATTTTTTCAAAAGCATGGGGCAAGGAATTAAAGATGGAGTAGGAAGTGCTGTACAATGGGTAAAAGACAAATTTAAGTCTATGGTAGATTTTTTTAGTAATTTAATATCAAAAATTGTAACATTATTCAAAAAAATTGGTACTAAAGTTGGAGATGCCATTGGTGGAGCATTTAAGACTGTTATTAATGGAGTTTTAAGTGCAATAGAAGGTATACTTAACTTTCCTATTAAATCTATAAATAAAATGATTAAGGTTATTAATAAAGTACCAGGAATAAATATCAGTTCTTTACCAACGTTTAATTTACCACGTTTGGCAAAAGGTACTGTTATACCACCTAGACATGAATTTATGGCTGTTTTAGGAGACCAAAAGCGTGGAACTAATATTGAAGCTCCACTTGAAACAATTAAACAAGCAAATAGAGAAGTTATGCAAGAATTTATGGGTTCATTATCTAGTTTGAGTGATAGTGAAAGAGAAATTATATTAAAGAATTTAACATTCGTATTACAATTTGGCAATAATGATTTTAAAAAGGTGGTTTACGATAGTATTAGGTTGACCGAAAAAGAATTAGGACGACCACTATTTGTTTCGTAAAGGAGGTATGCAATGAATAAGATTAAAATAAGTAATCCCAGTGATGCAACTGAGTTTTTTGAGATACCGTGGGAGTGGTTACCATCTGGAGTTACTGGGCCATATTTAAATGACTTAGAAAGTTCAGCAGAAAGAGGAAAACTAAGTGGTTATTTGAGTAGAAAAAGATGTGCTGAAATACCAGCTGCAACATTGGAAATAGAAAAAAGATTAACACAAGGGGAAATATATCCCCTTTTAAAATTGCTTAAATTAGTTAAAGTCAACATTTATTATTTTGAAAAATATCTTAACAAATTTGTAACTAGAGAGTTTTACGCTAAAAAGCCTAACCCTAAAATTTGGGAAATACCAACTGATAATAATACTGATAACATAAAGTATGATAAGTTTACTATTGAATTTGCTGGATATGGAGATGTGAACTAATGGAATACATTACTTATGATGGAAAAAAATTACAGTCATTTGATTATGAGTGTTCCTTAAATACTGGTGGTAATATTTTAGGAAGTTGTGAATTAGGGAAAGCTACCTTGCAAATGATTAATGAAAGCAATGAGTATAGTTCTTTCAAAGGTAAATGGATAAGTACTCCAAAAGGCTCATTTTATATATATAATGTTGAACCGGTCCAAGAAAAAGTAAATATTAAGTTGGAATGTTATGACGTCAAATATAAATTAGATACTTTATACGTAAGCAGTAAGCATTCTTTTCCTTGTACTTTAAAAGAATGGAGAAATTCAATTTTTGACGAGTGCGAATTAATATATGATAATTCGGATTTTCCTAATAGTGATTTAGTATTACAAACTGAACCATATGTAGAAAGTGGCGCTAGTAATAGACAAGTTATTTCTATGATAGCGCAAGCTGGAGCAAGTTTCGTTATAACTGATGAAAATGATAAATTTTATTTCAATTGGTTTACTAATACTGTGCATGAAATAACTGACTGGACAGAATTGACTACTGAAAAAGAAACTAGCAAAGCGATTAATTGTGTTGTATTAGGACGTGAAGGCGGAGATGATTATACTTATCCTATTGAACAACCAAATACACCAGTTATGTTAAGAATTAACAATAATTACATTTTAGACCCACAAGATACTGAAAGTACAACTGATTTAAGAAGTACCACAATTGTACCAATTTATGAAAGAGTAAATAACTTTTCATTTATAAAATATTCAATTAAAAGTGAATTTGTTAATAATAAACTTTTGATTAAATTAGGAGACAAAGTTAAATATGTTGATATTTGGGGCAATAGTTTAGTTTCTTTGGTAATGTCAATTAAATTAAGCTGGTTAGGGAATGACTGGGAAAATTCAGAAAACTATTCAGTATATTTATCAGCAGATGAAATTAGTGAGACTTCAGAAGACTTTGATTATTCTAAAAATACTAAAGAAAAATTACTAGAAGTAGAAAGAAAAACTGATAAAAATGCAGGTAAAATAGAAGACACAATAAAAAGCGTAAATGATTTGGAAGAAAAAAACGCTAATTTTACTATTGAAATGGACAAAATTTCAACTTCAGTTTCTGAGACAACAACTAAATTAACTGAAACAGACAATAAAATATCAGATGTCAACAATAAATTAAATGATTATGCAACAGTTGAAAGTGTCAAGACAATTTCAAACCGTGTTGAAGAAAATATTACAGCAACAGAAAAGAATACTGAAATCATTACAAAAATTGAAGAAAATGGGGTCACTAAGGTTGACACTAAAACCGGATTTACTATGGATGCAGCTGGTTTTCATGTTGATAAAAGTGGAGCACCAACATCATCAATCGTAGACGAAACTGGCATGGAAGTCGTAGACAAGACCACTAACGAAACAATTCAATTTACTGGTTACGTTGATGATGCAATGTCTAGCAAAGTTCCAATGCTAAATGACTTTTTAAATCAGACAGTATCATACTCTAAAAGCTTGCTTTTCAGTCAATTTTTAAGAAGCAACAACTTTAGGATTGAAGAAATAGAAGATGAGACACACGGCAAAGGGCTTGGTATTTTTTATGTAGGAGGCGATTAATTATGGTAATGACTGCAACACATGCAAATAGTGCATACAAAAGCATTATTACATTGACCGAAGTGGATGTAGAAGCTGCTAGCAATGACAACGGTTTAAACTTTAAAATTCAAATGCAAAGCAGTAACAATTATAATTTTTCGAATATTGGTTCTACTATTAAATTGAAAATAGATGGTATCGAAGTATATAGTAACTATGCCCAAAGAAGTATTGGTAAAAACACGACTGTTACAATGGCCGAAGGTAAACTAAAAAATTCCGATGGTACTGATTACAAAATAAAGCATAATTCCGATGGAAGTAAAAGTATTAATGTTGAATATACGTATTCGCAAACGTCAACAGCGTCATACACACCAAAGGCAGCGAGCGTTAGCGGTACAATGACTTTAACTACTATTCCACGTGAAACATGGCCGAATGTATCTCCAGGCTATGTTGAAGGTAATGGAAGAGTATGGTTTGAACCTGCTAGTACTTCTTTTAAGCATTCAATTAAAATCACTTGTGGCACAAATGTTAAATATATAAATTCAAATGGAATTTTGCAAACGAGCGAAGTAAAGTTAACAGGAAAAGATTATTCTTTTCAAATTCCAAAGGATTATTATAATGAATTTACCGGAAAGAGTACTACTGCAACAGCAGAGTTAAATACTTATTCAAATGATCTTTTAATTGGTTCGGTGTCTTCAAGTTTTATAATATATGCTTTAGAAGATAAGTGTTTACCTTATCTAACTGGTACGTTGAAAGATATAAATTCAACAACTACTGCTTTAACTGGCGATGCTAATAAACTTGTAAAAGGTTATTCAATAGGTCGTGTATCTATAACTTCAATAAGGGCAAGTTCAGCAAATGATAGTAAAGCTACAATATCAGAATTAAAAATAGGTGGAACTAGTGTTAGTACTTCAACTACCACAAAGGATTTCAACAAGATTAGTAGTAAGACGGTAGATATTTATGTTAAGAATTCAAGAGGTTATAGTAAGACATTTACTTTATCTGCAACAGCTTTAATTGACTATATACCACTAACAATAAATGCAGACTTTAAAAGAACAACACAAACCGGTTCAGAAGTTAAATTGACATATAAAGGTAATTATTTTAATCAATCATTTGGAAGTGTATCCAACACTTTAACTTTAAGCTGGGCTTACAAAAAGAAAAGTGATAGTAGTTATACATCTGGTGGAACTTTGACACCAACAATCAGTGGAAATGCGTATTCAGGCAACATAAGTTGTGGTTCAACTTTTCCATATACGGAAGCATATGACTTTATAATTTATTATGCAGATAAACTTGTTAACACAAATTATAAAGATGAAATTACGAAAGGCGTTCCACTGTTTGCAGTTTTTCAAGATGGATGCATTCTTGTGAATGGCATACCTATTGCATTTGAAGTTGTTTCAGAATGGTAAGGAGGATGATACGATGAAACAAAATAATATGATGGGGGGGGGGTTGTTATACAACTTCTCCAGAAAGGAGGGCAAGACTTATTTAATTGCTCTCCTAATAACACTTCCGAAAGGGGGTGTATGTGTTTAGTTAGCACATCATTGGAGGTGTGTGATGTCTAAATCTATTAAACTTAAAAATGACATTTATTTAGATAGTACAAGTGTGAATAAATCAGCTATTTTGGTGTCTTTATCACAAAATGCAACGATTACAAGTAATGAAGGGTGGTCGTGGCTGAAAATCCCGTTTGATAAAGTTATAAGCAAAATCGGGAATGATTTTTCTTTAGTTGACGGAATGGTAGTATGTAACAAAAGTAATGTTCGAGTGAAAGTAACTCTCCATGTTTATATGGTGTCTGCACCATCTTCTGCATATCCAAGTGTTTCAATAGGGAATTACTATGGGCAATATCAAGAATATGCAGCAACCGGTATTGTTAATGCATTAGAAATTGGAACTCTTAATAAAAATTGGAATGTTAGAGGTTTTATAAGACCGTCATTTACTGGAGAAGCGACAATAAAAGGTACATATTTATATACATATATGTTAGTGGAAGAATTATAAGTAAATTGATTTAGGCCAAATACTAAACGCTTATTTATGAAAGTAATTAAATTAAAAAATGATATTTTAATTGGTAAAGATGGATTAGGAGAAATCTTATGGGAAGGCAATTTTAGAATTGGCGAAACTAAGACAATACCAAATTTATCTAAATACTCAATTTTAGAATTTTATTATTCTAGAGGAAGAGATTATGGTGGAAGTTATGCTAAAGCTGAATATTATTCTGCGCACACGTCCGCCACAATTGTTTATACTGGTGGCTCAAGTGGCACTTATTGGAATAAAAGGACAGCAAATATCTACTGGACTGGAAATGATGTGGAATTCAGAAATATTTTAGAAGAAAACGCAAGCGGAAGTAGTGTAAGTACTGCAACTAACACCAATGATAATCTTTATATGATAGTAGGTTACAATTAAAATATCATAAGTCTTAAAAAATATGATAAACAAACAAGCACGTGGGGGGGGGTATATTACGTACTCTCTTTCAAAAGAACGAAAGGAGGATATGGCTTAAATATTCTTCTTTCAAAAGTACTTCCGAAAGGGGGTATAAGTTAGGTGGTGGTTTAATTGTCTAAAACAATTAAATTATCTAATAATACATTTTGGGATAGTTTATCAATAATCGGAAGTGGCGATAAATCACTTTTTAAAGTACAATTTAGAAGCATATTAGTTAGTGAAAGTGCATCCAAAGGAAACACATTTAGAGGTGTAATAAATGACGAAGTACCAACTGGATATAGCGTGTTAGCTGTTATTCCTGATTATACATCAAATGCTGATGTAAATTTTCCGCAAATTAATTATAACCACTACGGAAATGAAGTGAGATATACAATTACTGTAAATTATACGCCAACCGGAAATAAACTTTATTTAGGACTGAGATATATTTATATTCATAATTCCATTTTGTATAAAATGAATTAAAACCTAACGAAATGAAATGAAAAGTATTAAATTAGCAAACGATACTTATTTAGATAGTTCAAGCATAGTAAAAGGACAAAAAAGTTTGAATGCTTATTTATTCACAACGTGTCAAGAACACTGGATAGAAGCAACGAACGTAAATGACTTTTTATCTAAGTTTCAAAAATTAGATGGATACAAAGTTCATATGGGATGGGCAACTATTGTTAACGCATATGCATTCTTTGGTTTCTATCAAAGTTATAATAAGGGGTATGGGAAAGTTCTCTTAATGAGTACATACAAAACCTATATCTGCACTTTAAACAATGGAACGTGGACTACAAATGAAGTATCAGTTAAATAGTCATAATTTTTATGGGAAAAGCAATAAGACTTAAAAACGACTTATATTTGGACACGGCAGGTGGTATTCATAACTCAAAGAATTTAAAATCATATTTAAATGACCCAAAATATGTTACCATTTGGACTGGAGATGTAACACCAACGGCAGTAAATGAAAACGTATATGTTGATATTGAGAATGCATCTAATAGACCGTACAATTTCAGTGTATGTTTTGCACGTGTCAAAATTGATAGTGAAAATATATTAATTCCGTTCACTGGATGGACTTATGCACAAAGTGTTTATTATACTGGTTACTGGGGCATAGACAACACAAGATATGCTTATCTTTGGCTAGCATATGGTGGATATGGCAGAATTTATTTTCAAGTAAAGAGCATTGCCGGCAAAACTTTAGATAGGGTACATTTAGTAGAAATATTTGGAATTAAATAGGAAGGAGTAAAAATGGAGAGTTTGACTTTAGGAGAAATAGCAAAGACTTTAACTTTTTTAGTAGGCCTGATAGGCTCTATCAAATACATAAAGAATGGCACTGTTAAAAGTGTGTCAAAAGTAATTGATAATAGACTAGAACCAATTAGAAAAGAAATAAAAAACTTAACAGAAGAAACATCTAAGAATAACTTATCAAGCATTAAAACTGATTTGATTAATCTAATGGAATTAGCTGATAAAGAAACCATTTCAATAGAACAAAAGATAAGAGCACATGAACTTTATGACTATTATTATAAGCATGGTGGAAACAGTTACGTTCATGATAAATGGGAAAGATTAATTAAAGAAAATAAATTATAAGGAGAGTGAATGAATATGAATTTTGATTTATTAAAACAGGTTTTGTTAATTTCAATTGGTAGTAGTATTATTTCTACTACATTAGTTCAAAAAATAAAAGAAGGATACAAATTTAAGAATAGCAAAAATATAATAATGTCATCTTTTGGAGTGTCTATGGTTATAGGTGCTCTTTTTAGTTTAACGTTTACCGATTTGAATATGATTAATTCATTATGGGTAGGACTAATAAGCTTTATAGGTGCAGATGCAGTATATAAGACATTTGAAGACAAAATATTTAAATCGTTTGGAACAATTTTGGAAAAGGAGAGTGAGTAAGATGGAAGAAGTAAAAGAAATGGAAATTCAAACTACAGTTAATGAAGACGGTTTGAAAGAATTATTGGAAGGAAGTGAGATTGAAAATGTTTACGAAGAGAACAAGTAAACCTAGTAAAGGTAATAAATCATTTATCCGTAAAGTGTCAGGTGGTTGGAATAGTTGTATACCAGGCCATCCTACTGATAAGGAGTGTGATGTTCTAGCGAATTGTGTTGGATATGCAAATGGTAGGTTTAATGAAATTATAACTGAACTAACTGGATTTCAAGGAAACAAGTATAATACTTTGAATTGTAATGCAGAGAGTTTTATTGAAAAAGCTAAAAAGGCTGGTTTGGAAGTTGGACAAACTCCTAAACCTGGTGCAATCGCTGTATGGGCTAAAGGAATCGTTGGAAATGCTGACGATGGAGCAGGACACGTTGCAATAGTAGAAGAAGTGCTAGATGATAATACAATTTATACGAGTGAAAGCGCTTACGGAATTAGCGCTTTTTATAATGCAAAAAGAAGTAATTCAAACGGTAGATGGGACATAGGAAGTAAATACACATTCAGAGGATTTATTTATAATCCAGCTGTTAAAGAAGAACCAAAACCTGAACCTAAACCAGAACCAATTCCAGTTGATGAATTTAAAGTAGGAGACAAAGTCTGTGTTAAAGGCTATGCTACTGAAGCTTCTGATGGTACAGGAAAAAGAACTGCCAATTATGGTGGTAATCCTAAAGATCCTACAGATAATAGATATATAACTTTGATATGTGAAGGTGCAAAAAGACCTTACCATATTTCCGTAGGGAAAACATTACATAATGGAGACAGAGGTTGGGTAAGCAAAGACCAACTTACTAAAGTAGAATAAAAAAATTCTGGTTAAGAGTGAATAATTTCATTCAAAACCAGTTTTTTTATTTTCTTTAATTTATTCCATTATTTCCATAATTTCCATTATTTTCATATACGACTTGCAAATGTGATACAAATTGTGGTATAATGTACTTGTTAATAAAAGTAAATTTGATTATGTTGTTACTATAGTTATTTATATTAATGTATACAAATGTGATACAAAATGTATTGACATTTAGTGGTACAAGTGATAATATATTAAACCAAGAAATAGTTATATTTTCTTAACTATTGATTAAAATATTAATGGACATGAAAAAAGAGCAATATTTAATCTGCTGTGTTAAGTATTCTCTCAGTCCTGTATTGTGCTTCGAGAACACTGAATCTTTGATGACAAAGTGTTCTCTTTTTCGTTGCTTCTAAAGAAGACAATTACTATTTTCCGTTGTTTGTGTAGTGGTCTAGCACAGCCAGAATCACTACGAGCATCACAAGATACTCCATATTTCTTGGTTAATCCTTTCGTATGACTCATACGGACCACCTCCTTCGCATTTATAAAAATTTAAAAAAATTAATATACATGGACTGAGGTGAGAACACTCAACGATTAAATATCGCTCTCAAGAGATATTATACACCAATACGACATAAAATTACAATATAAAATTTTAAAAGTTTAATTTTAAAGATAGTTAATCTTAAATATATCAACAAAATCTATTTCAGGATAAACTTCCTGGAATTTTTTTTGTGTCATTTTTTTGTATTCTATAGAATGCTGTATTTCATTGTGGTGTTCTCTACACACCGGTAACACTAAACCATATCTCATAGAATTGTTTCTATTTCTACCGCCTAACAATTCGTGTAAGTCATCTCTAGGTCTATTACAGAAATAACACTTGTCTAAATTATCAGTAAATATGCTAAATCTTTTTCTTTCTAATTTAGCACGTTTTTTGCTAATTTGTTTTAAAGGCCTTTTTGGCTTGTTTGAGACACTTTTCTTGTATTCCTTATAAATACATGATTTGCACTCGTTTAGGCTGATAGCTTTATTTGTTTTTTTACAGTAAAAGAACTTGGAACCTTTCTTTTGTTTAATTTTAAAAAACTTACAATACATATTTCTTCTTCTCCTTTTGTATGTAAGTCCCTTTTGTTTTTAGGTCCACCTAACTGATCTGCAAGAAGTTTTGCCATTTTAAGATCTTTTTTCTTTATATTAATAGGATATTCAAGCATCTTTTCATATTTAAACA